GGTCCTGTTCATACTTGAACAGGTCCCACTGCCTGAACGTCTCCAGCGCCTCGTCCCGCATCTTCTCGGGCGGCGGCAAATTCCCCTCCTGCCGGAATACGAACTCCTTGCAAAGGTGGTTCACCTCCACGACCGCGCCCCAGAGCAAGTACTGACTGCCCTGCTTTAGCCAGATGTCGGTCGTGGCGCTCCCCGGAGCCATCGTGACGGTGCCAAGCCCGCCCCACGTCCCATGCCCGTGATACTGCCCACCCGGCGTCATGGTCGTGGCCATCATGTTCTGATAGTTCCCTGTTGGCGGGGTCTGCCCCGTAAATTCCGCCCTGCAAATCAGCCACTCCCCCGGCCTGTACCAGATCGCCCTCGTATTTCCGCCCCCCGGCGGACCCGGCGCAATCCCCCCATCCGCCACGTTCAAATAAAGCGGCCTGCTGTTATAGCTTCCGTATTGCCAGTACGACCCATTCACATAGTCCATCCCCAGCACATCACTGACCACGACCGAGTCAGTCGTGGTAGTCCAGTCCGGGCTGAACGTATAGACCTCCAGCTCCAGATCAAAGTCATCCTCCTGCGCCCCGGTTGGTACGCACCAGATATCATTTCCGCAGAGCGCGATCCTCGGCAATCCGAAGCACCCGTTATTGCCCATCGTGGTTGCCTCCCCGTCCGTAGGATATCTTGGCCCGAAGCCCGGCTTCATTGCCCGCTGCCTCTCCAAGCTCTCCGCTACCGTCGTCCACTCCACCGGATGAATGTTCCACCGGTCATCATATACCCCGCATTCAATGACCGTCTTGACCTCACAAACCGGTGACCCTTCCTGCGTGACATCGTCCAGCGTCCCCCCATCCAGCCCATTCACCCGCACGGTCACCCGCTTCCGGCTGAACTCGAAGTCGTGCATCATCTCCGCTTTCCGGCGCGTGTTATTCAACGCCAGCAAAGTCAGATCCACCCCGTTCACCGTGAGGTCCGGGACAGTCTTCTGCAAATACGCCGCCAGCGTGGATCTAAGTTCCAGCAAGTTCATATCAAAGAAATGACGGCGCTGCCCACACTACAAGACAACGCCGCCACATGGCCTACCTGCCAAATCCCGATCAGAATTTCCTGCCCTGAACGCCATAGGGCGCTTCAGGCTTCCCACTCCCGCCGACCCAAGCCCGCAGCTCGTTGGACCCGGTCATGGTGTCCTTGGCATCACTCGCCTCGGTGCTCATCAGCTTGTCGCTGCTGTCACTGCTTTTCTTCGGCGTACTCGGTGTCCAGTTCGACACCCCTGATCCATATGCTGGTAAGTTACTCATATTATGTTTTCCTTTCAGTTGTTTGTTAAGGTGCTCCCTCCACCCTGATATACCCCTCAGTCGTTGCCACATCCGCTGGAACCCCCGCCGCCCCGCCGCAAAGCAGGATCGTGTTGGTTGTGGGATCAACAACGGCTGGAATCGCCTTCCCGTTCGTCCGGTCATACAGCGTCCCGCAAGAGATCAGCTTGCTGAAACCGAACGCCGCTGCCGGTATCGGGTTCGCTGCCGTTCCCTGCGTCGTCAGTACGACCTTGCAGTTCCTCGTGTACCTCGCCCGGTTTCCCTTGCCCCCGGTAGGCCACTCGCTCGCGCTCAAGTCGCCGGGGTAAAGGCTCACCGCGCTACTCGCTAATGCTGCCATAAATATTCCTCCTTCGAAAGGAGGGTCTGCCGCCAGACCCCCCACTCCTCATGTTTCGCATTCCTGTGAATTAGGTTAACGTGATACCGCCCAGATTTTCCACATACAGGTTGGCTTCGGGAAACCGAAACTCGAACCCGCACTCCGTTAACCATTGATCCTTCCGCTTGTCAGCGTCGGGAAGCTGTATCATCGCCTGAATATCGGTATCGCTATCGCTGAGCGGCCTATATCCCACATACCCCAGGTCGAGGTAGAACGCCGAGTTCCTCATCTCCGCGCTGGTGAACAATGGGTGCTGTTTGTAGAACACCTCACCCGAGTTGCTCAGATGTCTAACCAGCTTGAAGTTAAACCCGTCAAAACCCTCATCTCGCAGGCTATTGAACTGTAGCTGCCGTTCGAACATATCGGCCACTTTAGCCAGATATTCCGGTCCGCAGAGGCACAGCTTGTCCCAACTGGTGTTATTTGTCCGTTCGAACAAGCGTGCCATGAGCAGATTGAAGTCTGCCTTGGTAATTGTTGTTCCATTGAGCTTGATAACCCGCTTGTTGGGTGTGGTTTGCCACACCGCTGCGGCTGAGACGTTTGGTTGTCCATACAATGTTCCAATCTCCCATTGATCCAAGAACCACCTGCACCCGCCGGTAAACCGCCTCGGCACCGTTTGCCCGGTATCGGGGTCCACGGTTGTCGTATACGCGCTCTCACCAAAGAACGCCGCCCGCTCGATGCTTGCGAGGTGCTTGATCCCATTGGACTTGGACATATCCTTATACGCCCCGGTCTTGTCATACCTCAACGGTTCCTTCAACGCCGTCCTCGTCATCTCGTACGGTGTCTTGAAGATCTGGGTATTGTTCTTGATCTCATACGGGAACACGATCCCGCCGGTCCCGGTCCTCGCACCTTCCGCATACGCCGAACCAATCAGCACCACCCGATGCCCATTCGTGACCGCCGCATTCAGGATGCCGGTCCACGCACTCGTGGCCTCCAGCTCCAGATACCCGGTCCCGGTCGAAACGACCCGGCCCATGACATCCGTGCTCCCGGTCGCCGCCGGACCCGCGCCAGTCGTGAATCCCACGGCAAAAAGCTTCACCGTATCGTTCACCTGAAACACGCTGGCATCGGCCACGTAAAGCCTGACCGCGCCAAACTGCGCTATCGTGAACTTTCCGTTGGTATCGCCCGCCGCTGTGGTGGTCGTGGTCAGCGCAAACGGACCATCTTTATTAGCGGCACTGGTTGGGTTTACCGCCGCCGTAGTGCTGGTTTCCTGCCATCTCTCTTCGTTCCAGCCGAACACCGGTTGGGGGGTATCTTCTGAATCCATCATTGACAGCAACCCGGTCAGGGGTGCTGTTCCATTCGGGTAGGCGTAGAAAATCTTCCGCCTAGTGTTTTGACTCCAATAGTCATCAATCTGTTCTGAACTAACGAGACCAAAAGGCATCGTATTAAGTCTCTGTAGACTCCTCCATTTTAATTTTTCCTTGAGGGCTCATTAGTTATCCACAACACTCTGCCCTCGCTAAGTGCTATGAAATTCGTTGTGGTTCATAGCCATCAATCCCAGATAGCCAATCCCCTCGGTTTCCTCGCCCCGGAAGTCCCGCCTCCAGAGTCGCTCCCGCCGCCCGCGCCCGGCGTCGTCACCGGAATCCCGCCTGCCCTACGGGTAGGTTGAGCGCCGTTGCCCAGCTTGAAGTCCGGTTGGTTCACCTTCACCACCGACTCCACGCCCTTGGCAATCGTGCTGAACATTTCCGCCTCGCTCCTGAACTGCACCCCCTGCTGCAACAAGCTCTGGCTCACCGCAAACAGCACCGGTCTCAACGAGGGTGATGCCAGCGCCGGATAACTCTGCGCGAACCGATACTCGCCCGCGCGCGCTTCGTTCTGCTGCATATACTCAACGACCGGCGAATACCGCTGCTCCATCTGCTGCATCATTTCCCTCATGCGATATTGCATGATGGTGTCGGCCTGCCGGATTACCCCGTCCCGCTGCTCGGCCAGCGCCTGATTCCGCGTCTCGATGTTGTCGTACTTGGCGATCCATTCAGGAGAAGGCTCCCAGACGTTCAGCATCCGCTTCGCCTCTTCGACCGTAATCTCCTTCTGCGGTGGCTTGAAGTGCTGTCCCAGCACATTTCCGAACTCGTGCGCCAGATGCCGCGCATCAACCGTAGGAGGCTGATATTGAGCCTGCTGCGGAGCCTGCGGCTCTCCACCTTCCCCGGACTCTCCAGTGTCGTGGCTGGGCTCTGGCGCGTCAAAGACGGCCTGTCCTGCTCCACCTCCGCTGCCGCCATCATCCTCGGCCAGCATCGGTCCCCATCCGTATCTATCTTTCATCTTTCTCCTTTGGTTGTTGACGCACTTATCGTTGTTCTCTCAGGACACCCGCTCTTTCTCACGAGTGCTCCCGCCTTTAGGTGGTGCGTTACCTGCAAAATCTTCCAGCTCCAGCTCGTCCATCCTATCCTTCACCTCTTCCAGCGCATCCTCGAACACATTGACGAGTCCCTGCAGCACCCTCATCTCCCCCCTCAACTTGTACTGCTCGATCTCGTCCTCCCGCCGCAGCGGGTCCAGCTCGAGGATGGTCTCCTTAACCAGCCTCAGCTCCTCTTCCCTCGCCGCAATATACCCCATATGCGCCGGTCCCTTCATGAAAGCCTCCAGCGCATCCCGGTGCTTCCTCAGCCTCATCATCTCCTCTGTCATGCCGCAGCTCCTTGTGGCGGGGGTCCGCCCGCTGGCATCGGGCCACCCGGTCCCGGCATCACCTGCGGCAGCGGCGGAGCAGATCCACTCGCTATCTGCTTGCTCAGCGAGAACCGACTCACATTGCCCGCGCCCCTCAGGAACTGGATCTCGTTCATCATGCTCCTCGGATCGAGGTCCAGCATCTGCGCGGCCTGTGGGTTCTGGATCACCGCCACCAGCAGCTCCTGCAAGCTCTGTGCAATAAAGCTCCGCTCACTCTGCAATGTCGAGTCAAAAACGAAATAGTCCCCACCCCCGATGACCTCCTGCGGCGTCCCCTTGAACGCGTCATACCGCATCTGAAGCATCGGATCGGTCCCCACCACCATCTCGAAGCTCTCGATGCTCAGGCTTTGCCGCAGATTGCTCACCATCAATCGGCCAAGCCGCCCCAGCGAAGTTTCCCAGATCAGCTGACCGTGCAGTTTCATCCTTCCAGATGCCCCTGCCGTGACAACCCGTGACTCGCTTGCGCTCCTGCGCCCGCTGTTATACTGGCCCATCGCGTTGGAGTTCACCCCGGTCACCACTTCCATGATCTTGGCCAAGGAGTCAGCGTCGGCAAAGTGCCCCCGCGTCACGTCATTCACATCGAGCGGACGAATGGCCTTGTCGATCATCGTGGCATTCGCGCCCTTCCGCATATAGATGTCGCCCTCGCTATCGAGGCTCTTGGTGTCAATGAATGCCGGGTTCACTACATGACGCCCGCGCAGGTTCCTGCGCACATCCGTGACCCTCGCGTTGATCAGCCAAGTGATAACGTCCTGCAGCCGGTAGATGAGATCGCTCAACCCCATCGTCACCGTGCTCTGCATGTCAGGGGTGAATTGTGCCAAGGTCCACCCAAATTCGTTATGCCACCAATAAGCAGGCTCAACCCGGATGACCCGGTTATCGTTGGCATACCATATGTGATAAAGCACGGGAAACTCTTCAGGTCCGAGCTTCTTCTCATTACCGAATTTGAATTTACTTGGCACAATCCACACCTGTACCTTGGTCACCAGCACCACCCCCGATGCCTTATTGGAAGTATTCCACTGACCCCCGCCGCCCGTCTGCCCCCCTCGCACCTCCGGGACCAGATCCCCACTCATCCGCGTCGGGCCACCCCTCGTCTTCTCAAAGTTCTTCGGAAGCGGCTGAACGAAATCAATCCCGGCCACCTCCCCGCTCTCCTCCATGTCCTTCAGCAGCGTCTTCGAGTACTCCTCCTCGCAAGCGCAAAACTCCCCCCGCTGAAACTCAACCAGCGGATACCTCGTGTCGGGAAACCACCGATAAGGACTGATCGCCCTGACAAGGTTCCCCTCATACTTCACGAACTCCTGCCACTCGCTGCCCGGCCTCACTGTCGTCTCCACGCCCGAGATGGTCGCCACCGTAGGTTCTGAAGGAACGTAGATCCGGCTCATCTTCTTGGTCCAGCAGCACTCCAGCACCCCCGTCCCGAACCTTGCGGTGTCGAGGAGATGCTGGAAAAGGAGGCTGTTCCAGGCATTGGCCCGGCAATCCCTCTCCATCACCTTCTCGATGTCCTTCATCTTGGTGCCGTAGTCCTCGTCCCCGGTAGGCAGCAGCTCGTAGAAGGTTTTGTTCTGGGTATACAGCAGGAACAAAAAGCTCGTGAAGGTCATCACCTGCGCGAACGTGCTCGGCACCACCATTTTCACGGGTTTCTCCCGCTTCGCCATTTCAATGTCGTCACGATCCGGCTGCCTCTCACCCTTGTAGATGGCCTGTTGCTGATCCCACTGGTCGTAATACTTGCTCATCTTCGACCGGCTCATCCGCACCAGCTTCTTCACATGCGTCAGCAGCTCCTCGTGGAACTCCGACAGCTCGGGAGAATCGCTGTTCAGCTCTTTGACGACATCAGGAGTCATCTTGGTCTTCCTCTCATCTTCGCCCTCTTCTTTTTGGGTCCCTTCGGAGGTGGCGGTCCCTGCGCCTGTGGAGGCGGTGGCGGTCCCGGCGGCACTCCCGGCGGTGGCATGCCAGCCGGAGGCGGTCCGCCCTGTGGCCCACCGCCCTGCGCTGCAAACATCTGTGCTAACAATTCATTAGGATTCATCATTCATAGCTCGGTTGAAGGTCCAGCAAATTCTGCCTCTGGTGAATTACGAACGGTTTGTGCTTCGGCGCTTCCCAATCGGGATCGATGTACGACAGCCCATTCAGCACCGCCCGATAGAGGTTCTCAACCATGTGATTGTCCTCGTCCCTAGGCTTATTAGTCCTCGGATCGTAAACGTAGTGCGTGAACTCGAACAGCATCTGC